GGTCGAGGGTTACCGGCTCCCGCCTTGGCCTTCAGCAAAGGTCGGCGGGAACCCACTGAAGGCCGACCTAGTCGGAGACTTGCGCCGGATTGATGCGGCGGATGCGAGCCTCGGACCCGAGTTCGCGTTCGAAGCTCGACGGCGACTGACCGATGCTGGCTCCGATGACGAAGTCGTTGAGCATGGTGGGTGCTTCGATCCAGGTGGACGAGCCGACGTGAGCGCGCTCGCGCATCGTCTCTTCCGGCGACTTCACGACGGTGAACGGACGCTCCCGAGCGTCGCCACCGGGGTCGCCGTAGGCACCCTGGCCGAAGTCGTTGGGAACGTCGGTGTCCGTCGCCACACCCTCTTCGAAGCGGAGCGGCCCGCGACGGGCGTAGTTGCTGGCGATCACCGTCTCGTAGCCACTCGCTGGGCGATATGACATGCCTGCCCTCCTTAGTCGGGTATCGCCTCGATCATAGACCGTCTGACCTTGCTATGGCAGCTTTGGGCTTCCACGGAAAGTTGTCAGGAAATCCTCGCCCCTCAGCGGCGGAAGAACGGACTGTCCAACTCCTCGACCTGGGGCACGGTGTCGCCCATGGAACAGACGCAGGCGAGGGCGAGAGAATCGACGTAGTCGTCGTGGGCTTCACGCTCGTCCGGGGCCGCTACCAGGAGGTATTGCCCCTTCATCACCTTCTCGGCGTCGGCCATCTGCTGGCGGAACCGGCGCCATACCCGGGTTCGGCGGGCCTTGGAATGGCCGGGGTAGACGAGCATGCGGCGCTGGACGAGTTGGATCAGGTGCTTCCAGCGCTCGCTCTGCGTCTTGGCATCAGACGAGTACGGGGTCACTTCGCAACGACTTCCCATCAATCTGGCCATCCGATCGGCCACCGCCGACCCCATCCCCTGGGCGTCCACACCCATGAAGGCGATGTTGTACGGGTCGAGGAAGTCCATGATCTGGAAGTACTGCTCTTCCCAGGCCGTGTTGTGGATCTCCATCCAGTTGAGGATGCGGTGCTCCCGGTAGCCAGCCGGGTCAGGGAAGTCCCAATCCACCCAGCAGACCGTGACGACGGTCGAGTCCTTGACACGGGCCGGGTCGATACCGACCACGACCGGCGTGCGGTGCCAGCCCTTGACCAGGGTCATCGACTTGTCAGCCAGCAGGTCCAGATCGTCCTCGGTGATGAACATGCCTCGCTCAAGCATCCACTTGAGCCGGTACGACATCTGGAACTCTTCGGAGTCCTCCCCGAGCCTCATCTTCTCCTTGTCGATGAACTTCCTGTAGGCCGGGTTGTACCGGGACACCGTGCGATCGTCGTATTCGAAGTGGTTGGTGCGCTTGCCTCGCTGCCGCCGCTTGTTGAGGGCGATGGCCTTGTAGAAGTCACCCTTGGTGTAGCCCGGGGTGCCGATCTTCACCATCGTCCCGGCGTTGGCGGCGAGCATCGGGTGAACGCTCTTGCGGACGACCTGTTCGTCAGCCTCCTGGGCCTCATCGATCACGATGATGTGATACGTGGAGCCTTCGATCTTGGCCCGAGGGTTGGCCGTCTGGCGGCGGCAGAAGGACCCGTTGGAGAGGCGAAGCATCCGGCTCTTGCCGTCCACCTTCTCATCGATCTCGGGGTCCGAGAGGATGGCTAACGCCCGTTTCGATGTCAGCCGAGATGCGATCCGGGAGAACACCAGTTCTGACTGCTCTTCCACCGGAGCGAACAGGCCGACGTAGACGCCGTCCTTGAACTGCTCCAGGAGGGGGTAGGTCTTCGCCAGGATCGGCAGGAGGATCATGCAACCCGACAGGGTGACCGCCAGCGTCTCGCTCTTCCCCGACTGGCGTGACCACAGGCCGGTGACTTCTTCGGCGTCGTTCAGGACGAGCGACTCGATGATGCGATAGGACATGGAACGCTGGTATGGGCGGAACTCCTTGCCCCACAACTCTTCGCAGAACAGGATCGTGCGCTTGATCAACTGGTCTACGAAGTCGGCCATCTCCGGGGCGAGATCGTCAAGGGTGTCCTCTTCGGTGGCACCGCTGTCTAGCTCGTCAGCGGCCTCTTCGGCCTGCTCATGGGCGTCGAGTTCGGCCTGCTCGTCGGGGGTGAGGTCATACCCCAGGTCAGTGATCATGCCGCTCACGCCCTGATCAACGTACACGACTAACACCAGGTCCAGGGGGGAACGGTTAGGAGCGCGGCAATCAGATGCCGCCAGAACCAAGGAGACACCATGGGACAGCAGCAGGGGCAGAGCCAGGATCAGCCCTCACATCCCCAGGATCCCAACCAGGACCCCGCCACTCGGGACCCCAAGCGGCGCGGGCGTGAGGATGAGGATCCTCGTCAGCCGGTCAACAACCCGGACCCCAACGCCGTCGATCCGATGCGCCCTAACAAGTAGGGCCTGAGAAACACGGAAGGCCCGGTCTTTCGACCGAGCCTTTCGTGCCACTTACCTACCCCGGCGACCGAAGCCACCTGGATCAGTGAGATCACTGTACCAGGTGTAGTGAGTTACTACAACTTCTTCGTCCGCTTCTTGGGGGGAAGTTTGCGGGGCACGACCCGCTTGCGAACTTCGCCATCGGGGGGCGGGGGGAGCAGCGCCTTCTCGGCTTCGTTGAACGAAAGCAAGGTACGGCTGACCAAACGCTGGTATGCCTTCAACCAGATCTGGTAGCGCTGCTTCGCTTCGATGATCTCCTTGAGCCAATGGAACGAGCCGCTGTCGAGGTAGACCGTGTAGATCGGTCCATCATCCAGCCGCTCCAAGGCCTTCTGGCTGCGCTCGCCCACTCAGCAGGCGCAGGAGAAGTACTCGGAGCGACCCTCCACCGGAATGGTGGTCCCGGTGTACCTCTCGATGTGATACCAGAAGTCGGAGGGAATCGTGCCGTTGGCGTCGAAAGGAAGCACCACGCTGCCGTAGGTGGCCGACCGCAGGGCCGCATCCACGACCTGGTGGAACGTGGCGTCCTCATCATCGTCGTAGGAGTGGAAGCCCTGATCATCGATGAACTGGCGCAGCCACCTCTCGGAATCGCTCTCGCCGTCGCCGCTGCGGGGGAAGGCGCTGTGCTCCCACACGTGGCGCAGGCTGGTGATCTGGCGGGGGTAGACGACGAGCCAGAACCGCTCGCCAGCCTTCACCATCTTGATGAGGAAGGGATCCACGATGCCGACTCCGTTGCCCCGCTCAGGAGCCGAGCGGGCCTTGCCGTCCTTGCCCAAGATGACGTGGTCGCCAGGGATGAGAGCTTCACCGGCCTCGGCCGGGTAAACGGCCAGGTGGATCGCATCGCGCTTCTCGTCGGCGCTGATGACGCTGCCGAGCGTGTCCAGCGCATCGGTATGAACAGTGTGCTTGAGGGGCGGGGTGACCGTCACTTCTTTCGTCTTTCCTCGTAGTAGTCGTGTGAGATGCTGACGCAGCGATCGCCCCTGCAGCCCTTCTGGCGGCGATAGAGCGAGGCGTGCGGACAGGTGGTCGAGTCGCTGTCGGGTTCTACGCCACAGACGTGGTCCTGTGATACCACGACGGGCAGAGCCTTGCGGCCAGGGCGCTGCTTCTCCAGCGTCTCGACGCGAGCCTGGAGGTTCAGCACCATCATTCTGAGGTCTTCGTCAGCCATCGCTGCGCCAATCTGCAGGCATCGGACCAGGCTCCCACTGGTTGATGCGGTCATGGATCCTCTCAACCTGATCACGAATCCAGTCGCGCTGGGACATGCAGGCCTTCTGCAGAGAGTCGATGGGAGCGTTCAGATCAGTGTTGAGGTTCACCCCAACTCCGTGTTGAGGTCAGGCGTCACGTGGATCTGCCACACGACACCCTTGGCCAGGCCGAAGAGATCGCCCTTGCCATCGACCTCCTGGTCGCGCCACTCCACGTTGTCCTTGAAGGAGGCGCGATCTCGCAGGCCTTCGATGAGGCCCACGGCGTCAGCCGCAGTGCGAGCGGTGTTGTGTCGCACCACTTCCATCTCGCCGGGGGAGCTTCCCCTGCGAAGTTCGATCAGGTATTCCTTGTACACGGGCCACTCCAGAGGTAGTTCGGGCTGCTCGTAAGTGGTGTCACCAAAGGTGAGCTTGGGGGGTTCTGTGGTCATGTGTCAAAGATACCAGTTCTTTGACTAAATTTCAACCTTGCGCTGTAACGCCTGAATGGTCATCGACGCCTGATCGATCTCCACTCGCATCTGCTCCAGCAGCCAGCGGGTGTCGATCTCCCGGTGCTGCAGGCCCCGGAACAGTTCCGCCGTCCGGGACAGGCTCGTCTCCAGCGCCGTCTCCAGATCCTCCGTTCGCAGCCGGTCGAGCCGACTCGGTGCCGGTGAGTTCGCCTTGATCCTCCTGAATGCCATCCCTACCCCATCTACCGATGTCGTTGGGCTTGAACAGCAGCCCCGAGTGGAGCGGCTCTCGGTTGTAGCGGAAGCGGCCCAGGTGAAGCCAGTGCTTGTGTGATACCCGGATACGGAAGGCCCATATCGACTCACGATAGGGAGGTAAGTCCTCCAGCAACCAAGTCTTCGTGAAGAAGGAGGTGTCTGGCGCTTCCGTCTCGATGCCCCAGTAGAGAGGCACCTGGCGGATGATGATCACGTGCGGAGGCGGGAGCCGATGCCCCGGCGCTTCTCGTTGGACGGGAAGTCCTCTTCACCCTGCATGTAGTCGAAGGAGAGGCCGTTGAGCGTCGAGTTGACGTGCTTGCCCTTGCTCGCCACGCGAGCGAACGAGCGGTAGCCCTCGTAGTCCACGTTGCGGTAGACGCAGCCCTTGTTCTTGTTGTTGGTCCACTGGACCTGGAGTTCACGCTGGAGGTGGTCGTAGCGGAAGCGTGATACCCGGGTACTGGACGGGGTTTCGATCCAGGGACCGAGGTCGTGTGCTCCACCGGCTTCGACGCCTGCGTAGATCTCTTCGGCCGACAGCGCCTGGGCACCGGCCTGAGCTTGGGGGTTCTGCGCTACAGCGTTGCCCTGGTTGACCCCGACCTGCCCGCCCTTCTTCTTCGCCGCCATCAGTTCGACCCCGCCGAGTAGCGAGCGCAGAGCTTGGCGAAGAAGGCCTCGCGATCGTCCGGTGGAACGGCAGACATCTCCATGTCCAGTCCCGCCAACTCGTTGGCGATGCTGATCATCGTGACGATGACCTTGTTGAGGCGCTCCAACGGGAGCCGCACGATGTGGGTGGGGGACCCCTCCACCGCCTCTTCCCCGATGGCGATGAAGGCGAACAGTTCGCGCTCGTTGACGGTGATGCCGAGGCCGAGGCCCTCACACTGCACTTCTCTGTCACTCATGTCATTACCAGGCTACTAGGACTGCCGGTTGGGGTCGA